ACCTTGCCTTCCTCCAGCCGCGTCGCGCCGATGGTGGCGACGGAATAGAGTTGGTAAGGCTCGTTGCGCAGGTCGTGGCGGGTCGACACCGAGTGCCGGATGTCCTGCCAGGTGCCGAGATGCATGCCCGACTTCGCCCACGCCGGCACGCGCCGGAACGTAGAGGCATTGAGCCCGAGCCGCTGGGTGTTGACGAAGTTGAACCCCATGAACGAGGTGATCCGTCCGTCCACCAGCACCGGCCGTGTGTTGTAGTCGAGCGAGATCGCCTGCTGCTCGCCGAGCAGGTCGTCATGCTGCTGCGCCGTGATCGCGACGTAGAGCGTGTCGGCCTCGACGTCGACCTCGTTGGTCATCAAGAGCCGCTTGGCCTCGCGCAGTTTCGCGATGGTCAAGCCGGTATTGCTGGCGCCCCCGTAGTCGACGGCGACCTGGTTGGCGGCAGGGAAGGACGTTGTGGTGGCGCCGGTTTCCCCGGTCTTGGCGTCGCCGAAGAAGGCGGCGATGATTTCATCGTCCATGGCGCGGCCGAGCGCATAGGTCGCGTTCTCGGTATAGGCCGATTTCGGATCGATGATCAGCCGCAGCATGTCGAGCGTGTCGATCAGCTGCGGGACGTCGTAGTCGGCGGGGAACACCCAGCGCCGGTCGGTGGGAGCGTCGATGCGCGGCATCGGCGCGAACCGCGAGGAGACGCGGGTTGCTGCAATGGCGCCGATCTGGTCGACCGGCGAGGCCTGCTTGCCGACCGCGCTACCGTTCATCACGGTGTTGCGGAGCTTTGAGCCCTTCTGTTGCAGCAGCAGATCGACGTTCGTGGAGAACGTCGAGACATAGTTGTTGATGAGATTGGCAGACATTCCTGCCCTCCGATGAACTGAGTTGCGTTCGTCGAAGGGGTTGCCCGCCGAGCTAGCGGACCCGCGGATCAAGTCCGGGGGTTGCCCGCGTCGTCACGGACCCGTTCTCGGCGCCTTACGCTGCGCCGTCGTCTCGCCGCGTCTATTCCGCGGATGTCAGCGGGGCCTTCCGGCTTGTCCGCTTGGGTGGTCGCTTGCGCCGATACGACACGACGGGGCCTTCCGGCTTGTCCGCCGCATCGTCGACCCAGGCTTCCAGAATTTGCGCCCGTGCAATGATCTGCTCGGGCGAGAGGTCGCTTCGATAAACCAGCGTCAGCAGCGCGAGCCGCGTCTTGCTCATGCTAGCCCGCGCCGCCGCCGGCGATGGTCTGCAGCCGCTGCATCTCCTCGATCGCAGGCGCGCGCACGCGCGGATCGTCGGAGAGATAGCGCGTCGTCCACTCGCGGCTGGTCGTCAGCTCCTTGATCTTCGCCTTCGCCGCTTCCGCGGTCATCAGCATGTGCGCCCGCTGTGGATTGTTCGGGAAGGTGTCCTCCGCCACCTCATGCGCGCGCTTGTGCAGAATTTCCAGGAACCGTTTGGTGCCGAGCGCGCGCTCGATCGCGAACCGCTCTGCGTCGGAGAGGCCGTCATGGTCGAGCACCCGCTTCATCATCGTCATCGAGCGCTCGTAGGCCTGCCCCTGCCGGCGCTCGAACTCGGACCATTCCTGCCCCGCTTGCGCCTCGAACACCTCCTGCGCGGCGCGCTGCTGCTCGACGGCGTAGCTCTGGTATTGCTGCGCCAGCCGCTCGGCCTGCCGCTTCGACAAGCCCGCCTCGTGGAACGCCGTCTCGGCCCAGGCCGTGAAGCCCTTGTCGGCGCCCTCGATCGCCGAGAAGCCGTAGCCGTCCGCCTGCTCCGGCCGCCCGAGCCGGTTGTAGAGCGTGTCCCAGCCCGCCACGTCGTCCGCGTTCGACGGCACGATCACGCGCTCCTCGCTGCCGAGCAGCCGTTCGAGGTTGCGGTAGGACGCCATTGCGGTCGGCGCATCGGCGAAATTCTTCGCGCCGAGCCATGTCAGCGTGTCGGCGTCCTGGATGCCGAGCTTGCCATACCAGGCGCCCTCCGGTGCCGTTGTGACCATCGGCGATCCGCTCGCCGTGGCGCTGGGCGCCGCCGCCGACGGCGCGCCGCCGCTCGTGAGCAGCGCCGACGGTGTCGTTGGCGCAGCCGCTCCCGTTCCTGCAGCCGGTGTGGCTGCGGGTGTTGCCGTCGCTTCCGCCATGTCAGACTTCCTCTCGCTCCGGCTCGGCGGTTTCAATCAGCCGCCGCAACTCGGCGTCCGGCTTGAGCCGGTTCATCACATGCAGCCAGACCTGCCGCCGCCCCTCAAGCGCCGCCATCTCCAGCGCCGCATTGGTCCCGTCGATCGCCGTGGTGCGGTCGACGCAGCAGAACCGCCGCAGGTCGGCCATGACGATCGCCGCCGGCGGCGTCAGCTCGCCCCGGTCGCCCACCAGGATCGAACGCCAGCACGACTTGAGCCGCCAGCGCGAGCGCACGAAGTCGAGCACTAGCCGCCCTGCGCGATCTGCATCGTTTCCGCCGAGAGCTTGCCGGCCTGGGCGATGTCGCGCGCCGCCGTCGCCCCTGCCGGCACCGCCTGCGCGATCTGCATCAGCGCCGCCTGCTGGGCCAGCGCCTCCATCTCGGCCGGCGAGCGCAGCGTCTTCGGCGGCAGCCCGTGCGCGTCGGCGAGCATGTTCAAGACCTCGTCGGCGTTGAACCGGGCCATCACTTCCGGGTTGATCTGCGCCAATGGCGCGATGCCCTCGAACGTGCGCTGTAGCGCCAAGGCGTCGCCCGCCCGCTGCGCCCGCGTCAGCGGCGTCTCGTACTGGATTTCCAGCCCGCCGCTTTCGAGCAGGATTTCCGGCGGCTGCGGCGCGGCATTGGCCGCCGTGATGATGTCGAGCTCGCGCTGGATCACCGGATCGAGGATCTCGGCCTGGATGCGGCCCGCCACCGGCGAGAGCAGGATGCCCTTCTCCTGCGCCCGCATCAGCACCTCGGTCGCCGTCATCTGCGGATTGTCGATCAGGATCTGGAACACAGTGACGAAGAACGCGCGGTTGATCGCCTCGCGCACCTGCTGCATCACCTCGAATGCGACCTGGAATTCTCCCTTCAATTGCAGCGGCTGCACCAGCGCGCGGCCCTGCTCGTCGACCCCGCCGTAGTTGAGCGCATCGGGGCGCACCTGGAACGCGCGGATCGTGTCGGCGTCCGGCAGCAAGAGCGGCGGCGACACCGAGAGCTGCGCCCCCTTGATGACGGTCTTCGCCATCTCGTTGATCATCTTGATCGAGGCCAGCACGTTGATCGCCGGCGAGCGTCCGTACACCTCGCGCGGCGTCGTCTGATAGCGCCCGACGCAGTACGGCATCGTGCGGTAGCCGCCCTCCTGCACGATCTGCTGCCCGGTAATGCTCACATGGTAGGAAGCGAACGGCATCCCCCGATAGTTGCGCATGCCGCGCTTGATCTCGGCATTCGGCTTGACGCAGTGGATGAACTCGAACTCGTGCTCGGGCTCGCGCTCGGCGCGCGTCTTGATCTCGTCGGGACAGTTCTCGCCGTAGGCCTGCACCGCCTGCCTGGCCGTGTATTTGAACTTGCGATGCACCTTGTCGATCTGCCCGACCGCGTTCTCGGCGAGATACATCTCGACCACGTCGATCGCCTCGTAGCGCGTGCCGACGCCGGGCACCTCGTCGACCAGCAGGCAGCCCGGGCCGAACACGCCCATCTCCATGAACACTTCCGCCATCTGGCCGGCGAAGTTGGCGGCCGGGCGGTAGCGCATCGCGAACACCTGGTCGGCGAGCGCGTCCATGTAGCGCGCGACCTCGGGCTGGTCGTTGAGCGCCTCGTCGCGCACCCGGAACGTATGCCATTTCTGCGAGCGCGGGCAGCATACGCTCTCCATCGCGGCCGCGAACACTTCCAGCGCCATCGGCGCGGTACTGTCGAACATCAGTTCGTCGCGCCGCTGCGCTACCGTGCGCCAGTTGCCGGCGGTGACGTCGGCGAGGCGCGGCAGCACGCGGCGCGCGGCATCCTCCCACAGGCCTTCCCAGACCGCGCGATCAGCCGCCATGCGCTCCTGGTCGCGGATCACCTCTCCCGCGCGATCGTCAGGCATGATGCATCATGATGTCTTGGGGTTTGCCCTGATATAAATCCATTTCGTGTTTGGAGCACGGGGATCCAGTTGCAGCTTGAACGCATCCTTGTCGGCGGGAAGATTGCGCAGATATCGATTGATAATCGCCGCCTGCGCATCGTCATAGGTCGAAACAAACCCTTCGCCGAGCCGGTTCACCCACTCGTCCAATTCCCGTTCGTTCTTGAAATCCGGCACCGTGTTGCGGCTGCGCCAGGGATGGAACAACTTGCTTGCTTCCTCGTGCGGCAATTCGGGCAAGGCCGCTTCTTCCTCGGTCCTTCCCACACGCGATTGCCCGCTCACATCGGTCGGTCGCGCCTCCTGCCCGCCCACCAACTGCATCATCGCGCGCAGCTCCTCCAGCTCCCACGCTGGACGATCGCCCACCATCCCCTGCTCGCGCTGCGCCCGCCAGTAGGCGAGGCCGGGAATATCCACCATCAGCCGACGCCGCCGGAAATGCCGCCGCCGCGCCCGTTGTAGAGCTGCGAGCGCGGGCCGAGCCCGCCGAGGTTGGGCAGCCCGCTTTCGCTGGTGAGCACCGTTGCCGCCTGCCCGCGCCGCGCCGTGTTGTAGCGCTCGCGCGCGCGCATCTGCGCCTCATCGATGCGCGGCGGCGGCGGCGGCGCAATCGGCGCCGGAATGCTCGGCGGTCTTAAGAAGCCCATCGGCTCCTCCTATCCAAAGATCGAATAGCCTTCGGCCACTTGCGGCCGCTGCGTGCGGCCGATCGACGGCGTCTTGAGGCCGTGCGCGAGATAGCGGAATGCGTCGGCAGCGTGTGAGCAAAAATCATGCAGCGGATGATCCGCGAACACGCGCAGCCGCTCGTCCCACTTGCGCTGATACTGGCGCAGCGCGGAAATCCCGTCCTTGCACTTCTCCGCGTCGAACACGCACCTGTTGAGCAGCGCCCGCACCGCATTGATGCCGTCGTCGACCTTGTACATCGGCAGCACCGTGCCGCGGATACCGAGCCCGGCGAGCGCCTTCACCCGCGTCGTGCCGGTGATCAGTTCGCTCGCCTCGGCATCGTGCGGCAGGATGTGGTTGTCGTATGCGTAAGGCTTAGACTTTAATACCTTGGCATAGTGATCAAGGCCGTAACCGCGGTTGGCGTAATAGTCGATCACGCGCACCTCGCGCCCGACCTGCTGCACGAACCAGATCGCGGTATCGTCGCCGATGCCGAGATCCCACGCCGTCGTCACCGCGTGGCCGGCATCGTAGGGAACGCGCGTGAGCTGCCCGTTCTTCTCCATCTGCGCGAATTGCGCGCCGTAGTAGCTGCCGCGGATGATCGCATCGAACGAGCAGTAGTATTCCTGGCGGATGTAGATGCCGGCATCCTCGACGTTGCCGAACTCGTCCGCCATCTCTCTGCGCTCGCGCTCGACGATGTGGCTCGGGATCGCGCGCGTGTCCTCCACCGTGAGCAGCTGCGCGAACCAGTCCGGCTCGCGCCGCGCCATGTTGTAGATATCGACGCCATGATTGCGCCCGCGCGGCGTGTAGATGAACACCGCCCAGCCGCCGTTCTCGGCGAGGATCGGCCGCACGTAGGACCACGCCGTCGGATCGGCGAGCGCGTATTCGGAGAACACCACGCCGACCGGGTTGGCGCCCACCAGGTTGTCGTAGTTGTCCGAGCCGACGCATTGCCAGATCGAGCCGTTGATGAGCTCGATCTTCATCTCCTGATCGTTGGTCTTGGCGCGCAAATCGGCCGGGAACGCCTGCTCGATGAAGCGGACGCCGGATGATGCGATCCCGTCCCACACGATCTTGCGCACCTGACGTTGCGTCGGCGCCATGTGCCAGTAGAGCCCGACGCGCTGCGCCGCCGACACGGCGGTCCAATTCAGCGTCATGCTGTCCTTGCCGGCGCGACGATGCCACACCAGCACCGCGCGCTTGCCGCCGTTCTGCAAATAGCACCATGCCGGCAGCTGGTAGCTGCGCGGATCCCACTCGTTGGGCAGCGTGAGCGTCTTGGCCGGCTGGTCATTCATCGTAACGCTTGATCGCCGGGCCGCCGCCGTTGCGATCCCCGCCTTCGCGGGGACGGCCGTTGCTGCTGCTGTCCTCGATCGGCTCGTGCTCGATCAATGCGCTGCCATTGGTCTGCGCGCGACCGTCGAGGTGGATGATGAATTGCTTGACTTCGAGGTGGATGCCGCCGCCGTTGTTGCCGCGGTGATCGATCGTGGCGAGGCGGGGGTGCAGATAGGGCGCGGCCGACTTCGCCATGTCGTCGCGACGCCGCACGGCCGCCATGGGATCGCGCATCACCAGAAGCATGTAATCGATCGGCAGCAGGCCTGCCGAGGCTTGCGCGGCCTCGATTGCTTCCTCGGTTGCAGCGATGATCCTTGGTTTGTTGCCGGTGCCTTTTTGCCGCCCGCCGGTTTTTCGACCGAGGGCCATGGGGCCGCGCTCCTTCTAACCCATCTAACTTATCTATCTGCCAAGCGGGTTTTATCTATTTCGGTCTACTTCCGCAGATAGGCGATGGCAACGGCGATGGTAGCGAGGACGGCAGCGACGGCGAGCCAGGTGAGGATGTCGATGGCATCCACCGGCTCACTTTCCCCTGCCTTTTGGCGCCGGCGCCCTTGTAACAATACGTGAATAGACATTCGTACACCAACCGTGTACGGATACTGCCATCGCGGCGGGGATGGCCCGCCGCAAGAGGGAAGGAGCCCTGGCAATGGCACTCAATGGCATCTTGACCGACGCTGAAGTCGCCCGGTTCGTCGCCGCGGTATGTGAGCTGCGCGGCGAGGAAGCCGCCCCGGCCAACGCTATCGGCCTTTCCGCTGACGACGTGGTTGACGCGCGCGAAGCCGCCGCCGACTTCATCGCCAAGTATGGCCAGCCCAATGAGCGGGACGACATCGACGGTCTCGATATCCTGGTCTGGCGCGGCGTCCAGCGCTTCAAGGGCGACACTCGCAGGAACATCACGTTAGCCGAGTTTGACGGACGGGTGGCCGTGATCGTCGAATGACCACCTTCGCCCTTTTGTGCAACCGCTGCGGTCTCTCGCTTCGGGAGGCCGCAGATTTTCTCGGCGTCCGCCAAGACACCGTGCGTTCGTGGTCGACGG